GCTGCATCGCGGACCGCTGCTGACACGGATGCCAGCAGCGAGTCCACGAGCAGGTCGTTCGATGTGTCCACCCCGAGCGCCTCGAGGTCGTCAACTGTCGCGAGTGGTTCTAGTGCCACAGCGATCTCCTCTCAGCGCTCGGGGTGGGGGCGGCTCAGGAGCCGGTCGAGATGGTGACGACCGCCGAGGCGAGGTTCGTCGGGCGCACAACCTTCGCGCCGTAGACGTGCAGGCCGCGGATGCCGTCGCCGAACGTCGTCTCGAGGCGCAGGGCCTCGGTCTTGACGATCTGCTCGGCGTAGGTGGTGGCGATCGAGTGCCCGGCGATGACGCCGAACGTGCCGCCCGAGCCCTCGGGGACCACGTTGGACTCGAGGATGTCGAAGCCCGCCGCGCGACCCACGAAGCCGTTGCGCAGGCCCTCGGTCGTCCCCGAGGCGTCCGCACGGACGAACAGGTCGGACTTGAGGAGCAGCGCGTAGAACTCCGGGGGCACCGCGACCCACCGACCCTGGTCGGGGGTGTTGGCGCGCTTGAGGAGCGTGCGGAACTCGACGAGCAGGTCGTAGGCGTCGTCACCGTCGGCGACGGTCTCGGCCCCGATCTGGTTGCCCACGTCCACCCCTGCGAGCATGAGGCCCGAGAGGAACTCGTCCGCGTCTGCGGCGAGGTTGTAGGACGCCCCCGTGGTGGCCTCCTGCACGAACCCGCCGAGCGCCTGGCGCTTGTCCACGTCGTCGACCGAGAACGCGAAGTAGCGCTCCTGGTCGATCACGAGGGCGCGCGTGGCGTCCGTCAGGATGTCGTACGTGATCGAGTTGTTCCGCGTGTAGGCGCGAGTGCTGGGGTCGACGAAGTTGGTGATGTGCACCGTGTCGCCGGCCTGGCTGATCTCGCCCTCGTAGTTGCGGTTGATGACGCCGGGCTGGGCGTAGGTCAGCTTGTCGCGGAGTGCGACGAGCAGCTTGGACGACCAGTACTCCGGGATGAAGTTGGTGATAGCCATGGAGTCCTCCTAGGACTTCTTGCCGAGGAGCGCGTCGAGGCGCCCCTCCTTCTCTGCGGCGACCATTTGGTCGGGCGTCATGCCCGCCAGGTCTGCCTTGGTCAGTTGTGCCTTGGAGTCGCCGCGCGTTGCGCCGGGGGACTGGAACACGGAGGTGCCGCCTTGCGCGGCGAGGTACGGCTTGGACTTCACGAGCGCCTCGATGGCGTTGGCGACCGCGCCGCGGTCCACCTCGCCGTCGTTGCCGACCTCGAAGTCCGAGAGGTCGATGTAGCGCAGTGCGTCGGACGGGTCGGCGAGCTTGCCTGCCGCTTCCGCCCGGAACTCGGCCTTGAGGATGCGCTCGTTCGCCTTGCCCAGAGCTGCGGCCTCGACCTTGCGTCGCTCCTGCTCTGCGGCGAACTCCTGCTCCTTGCCCTCGGCCTTGGCGCGGAGCTCGGCCAGCTCGGCGTCACGCTCGCGCGCGACCCGCTCGGCTTCCTTCCACTTCGCCTTCATGGCGTCGAGGGCCTTCTTGCCCGCGTCTCCGAGCGCTTCCGCGCCCTCGGTCGGGGCCTCTTCCTGCTGGCCGTCGGCAGTCGACTCGCCGGCGGCCTGGGTGGTGGTGTCCACGGCCTGCTCGGCCGCTTCCTGCGTGGCTTCGTCAGCCATGGTGTTCTCCCGTTGCGAGAGTTATCCGCCGCCCCTTGCGGGCGATGGGGGGTCAGAGGATGTAGCCGTAGAGCCGCAGCAGCCGGAGGTAGTCGTCGCGGCTGGTGGCGATCTGGGCTATCGACTCGGGCATGAGGCGCGGCGCTCGCCAGGCGCGATAGCGCTGGCCGCTGCGGACCATCTCGCCCTGACGCTGCGCGGAGCGCGAACGGCTCATGGCTTGGTAGGCGCGGCCCCGGCGAGTGGTGCCCTCGAGCGTGATGTAGACCTCGCGGCCCGCGATCGTCACGGGGCGCATCCGGCCGCTTTGTGCGGCCCACATCCCGCGGCGGGCGTTGACCACTTGGTTGATGTCCGCGCCCGCTCGGATGGCCTCCGCGCCCGCCTTGGTGAACGCGCGGTCCTGCTCGGCAGGGCTCAGGGAGTCGAAGTGTGCGGCGGGGTCCGTGGTCAGGTCGCCCGCCATCGCCTCTGACGACGGGATCGAGGTGCACTGGCAGTTCGGGTGGCGTAGGAAGCTCGCGTTCTTGCGGTACCAGCGCCCCGCCAGGATGATGCAGCGCGAGCACGCGCCAGGGTTGACCATGCGGACCATGCCGGATACGGGCCGAACGCCCGTTGCGAGCGAGAGGGCCGAGCGCGACGTGTCAGCGAACAGAGTGCCCGCCGCCACGCTCAGGAACTGCCCGCCCGCTTGGAGCGCCTGGAACTGTGAGGCACCCTCGGCGATGCGCGTCTTGGCCGTGGTGACCGCGCCGTAGAGCAGCGAGTCGACCGGGCGCCCGTCTCCCGCTACACCGACGAGCGGAGCGGTGGTGATCTGCGCCGCGGGGATGATCGCGCGCGTCTGGCCGGTGTCCTCGAGCACGCTGGGCACGTAGTCGGTGGCGAGAGTGGAGAGCCGCTGCTGGGCGAGCAGCGTCGTGGCGAGCACACGGCTCTCGATGCGGGCGTAGGAGGTGTCGAAGTCGCCGTCCATGCGCTTCCACAGCCGGTCGAGCGCGGCCTTTGCTGCGGCGGACTCGGTGCGGTGGCGCTGGTCGTAGGTCTTAGCCGACGGGGGGAGCGTCTGCCCGTACATCGCTCTGCTCCTGGCCCGACTGCGGGTTCAGCGCGTCGAGGTAGGCGTCGGACTGCTCCTGGCGGATCATGTCCATGACGCGGGTCACGTCGTCGCCAGAGAGGCCGAACTCCTCAGCGATCCACTGGAACGGGAACCCCGCCTGGCGCATCTTGAGCAAGCCGTCCATGAGCTGCGTCTCGGAGCGGTACTGCGCCTTGGCGAACACGGCGGTGGCCGTCTCCATCGCCTCGGCGGAGTTGCTGTCACCCTCGGCGACGGCGAGCAGGCGGTTCAGTTCGCGTACGGGCGGGGCGATGAAGCCGATGCGCTCCATCGCCTTGGAGACCAGCCCCGCCTCGGCCGTCTCGTAGCCGGTCGCCGGGACGTTCGCGCCCGTGAGCAGGTAGTTGGCCGGGGTGCGGGTCTGTGCGGCGACGTGCTCGACGGCGTGCTCAATGACCTGGGAGAACACGTTCAGGTTCGCGGCGGACCACTCGGAGATCGTGGCGTGCTCGCCGGGGATGAACATGATGCGGTCGCGGATGAGCTTGTCGAGCTCGATCGGGCGGCTTCCGACAACCTGGCCCTCGGGGTTGAGGATCGGCTCCATCGGCACATCGGCCTTGGTGACCACGCGGGCAGGCAGGGAGGCGAAGTCGAGAGCGTTGAGCAGGTATGCCCACACGAGGTTGATCGCGTCCTGCATCGCCATGACGCCGGAGATGTCGGAGATGGGGTCGTTGTCGAGGAGCGCCTTGTTGCGCAGCTCGACGAGGCCCACGGCGCCAAGCGGGTTCGGGGTGGAGTTGGTGAACTCCCAGCCGTCGACGTCCGGGGGCACGTAGCGGTCACCGTTCTCGACAGCAACCTTCGGGCGGCGCGCGGACAGCACCTCGTTCGGCAGGTGGAGCTCGCCGTACTCGTAGCGGTCGTCGGCCCACAGGGTGAGTCCGGCTTGGCGCGCGCGCGAGATCGGGTCGTAGATGACGGCCGCGGAGTCTGGGTTCTCGAACGTGAGGCGCGCGCGGCCAGGCGTCGGGGAGACCAGGGCGAACGACCGCTTCGTGGCGGTCATCATCGTCACGGCCTCAGCGAGCCCCCGGTCGGCCTCGTTGCGCTCCCAGCGGTCGCGTGCCGCCTGGTCGAGCTTCGGAGATCCGTCGAAGCGCATGCCTCGGAACTTGATGCGCTCGACGGTCGCCTCGGTGACCGGCATGCACCAGTTGTCCGAGAATCCCCGGAACCGCTTCTCGAAGTAGTCCTTGAACTCGTCCGAGGCGAACTTCATCCGGCCCTCATTGCCCTTGAGGTAGGACACGGCGGTCGCGGTGTCGCCGCGATCATTA